AACAATAATCTTTATAGCAAGAAGAGAATAATTCTATTATAATAAAATTATTATCACCATATTTTCTTATTGCTTTATGTAAAAGATGATTATATCCATTAGAATTTTTGTTGTGAGATTCATATAGATGTTCTTTAAATCTTTCTTCTATTTTCTTCCTAGTAAAACCAATATATGATTTGTTATTAATTTTATTGGTTATTCTATAAATTGTGTATTTCATATTAGTTCATGAAAAATTCTAGAACACCACCATGTTGTGACTCCATCTCATCTTCAAGACGCAACTTTTCTTCGTTTGCTTCATCATAAATTTTATCACCATTGAGTGTAACACCACCTGGTAGTTGAATATTATTGAACTTCTTTAAGTTAGCACCCCATGCCATTTTAATAAGTACTGTGGCATATTCCTTTAACCATCTGTCATTATATACCCAAGGATATGCATCTGGGTTAAGTGTTGCATAACATTCAGCAACAACAATTGTTCCAGCTGGTGCTTCCTGTGAACCCCATGCCCAATCAATATAAAGTTTCTTCATGTGCCTGTTAAAGCGAATAGGAACCTCACCAGTGAACATTATTTCTAATGATCGTAAGTGTTGTTGTGTAAGAGTATAGTTGATGTATGAGGCAGAGGTGAAGTCGTAGAGTTCATTTAAACGTAGTTGGTATCTCAAGTCAAACATGTTGATGGTTGCTTGTGAATCCATAATAGGAAATATACGTGTAACACCAACAATATCTACATGATTACCATGATCATCTACAGCAACAGTTGGACTTAAATCTAAATATCTATTAGTCAAATCTTGTGCTGTTAATGAACGAACATAATATATTTTCTGTGTACCATCAGCATGTCTATCAACAAAGTATTGAATAGCATCGGTAATTCTATCTTCTATTTGATCATCATCTACGTTAATTTCTATTACTGGAAAACCAAGTCTACGAAGACAATAATTTTTAAAATCTACTCTTGAAGTTATATCTGCCATAGTTAATCTCTATTGAGTTATCAACTATTTATGTCAGTTTATTATTCAAACTTATAAACACCATCATGGGCAGTATAACCTTCTACATGGGCAGTTTCTAATTCATATAGTTTATCTCTTGGTGTATGGTACCAATGACTCCTTTCCAGATTACACATAGGTCTTCCTACATTGCTTGCCTGTGTATCAAATATAACTTGAATTAATTCTCTATAGTTGTCAAATAATGTCCAACAGAAAGACCATAATCTGGTTTCAAAATACACAACTCTTTCTCTATGACTAACAAAATTATCGGTGCTTACATCCCATTGATTTATTTTATGAGCATATTTACCAATAAGTTCCGGTTTTTCATAGAATGAAATGTCAAAAGAATCTGCCAACCAATATCTTCCAGTTATTTTAAATACTCTTTTACCTAACAAATTATTCTTTTCTATAATATTAAGTGCCTCATACATAATGTATGATTCACCCATTCCTTTAGAACCTATTCTATTGACGAATAGTGTGAAAATATTGTGATCTATTTGGTGAAAGTAATCTACTTTTGATTTGATAATTTCTTTTTGTTCTTCTGTCAATGGAATATTAGAATTGTCTATAGATATAATTTTAACATTGGGAACTTTACTTCTGATAGAATCAAAAGTTTTTAATGTTTCTTCAAACCTATTTGCCGTTCCATATACATTAACACCACCTTGAACAGATGCATTAATAGTTGATGTTACTATAAAAGTATAAAAATCACTCATGTCATTACTCATCTATAATTGAATCTTTCTCTTCACCACGAAGTCCAGCTACACCAATACAATCTGTGTCTAAAACTAGAGATTGGTCTAATACCATATATGTCATATGTTCTACATCATTATATAAATTGTTTGAATACATATCAATCAAACTATAGAATATCTTTTCAAAGTCTTTAACAACAGTATCAAATATTGATCCACAGAAAGAAAACAATCTAGTTTCATAACGATACAATGAAGTTTTTGACTTGGTATATTCTGCAATGAACTCTAATCCTGGTTCCTTATTCTTAAACAAATATTTTCCAGTTGCACTATGATGTTTACTTAAATCAAATCTATCAGACAATCTATACCTTCCACATATCTTAAAAATTCTTGATTGTTCTGGTACATTAAGCAATTTAATGGATTGCATTAACATATAGGTTTCACAAGAACTTTTCATTGTCCCACCACCCAACTGGTGCGAAAATTTAATTACTTCATGACCTGTGAAATCTAAAACATCATCATACACTTCTAGAAATTTAGACCTCTCATCAAATGATAGTGATTTATCACCACCCTCTAATAGATACAATTTTACATCTGGAACTTTTTTACGAATGTCAATTGCAGTTTCTATTGTTTGATTTATCCTATCTTCTACAGAGAATAAAGTTTGCTTGGTATATATCCCTGATGGGACTAGAAATATATTATTCATTATTTTCAAGTAAATGTCCTTTAATGTATTCTTTTGCTTCCAACATGGGTTCATCCCAAACTTTTGGTTTTACTTGTCTAAAGAATCTGAAGCTGTCACTATACCAAGGACTTGTGTGTGGTGGTCTTCCTTCTAATGTCGGTGTTAAATATGTGAAGTATGCGGCTATAGGAACAAACACTACGGTTTTGGTTCCAACTGCACCTGCAATATGAACCACAGAAGTACATGTGGAAATAACTATATCTAGATTTTCTATCAATGCAATAGTATCATCAAAAGAATTGATTTGACCTGCAACATCAATTAATTCTGGACATTTCCTTGCCTCTTCTTCACCATCACCCTTTTGTAGTGAATAGTATTCTACATCTTGTCCCTCAAAAGTTTCATGTAAGAAATTCATCATATTGTCAAGTTCAATATGTCTATAAAGCAAAGCATTATTTCGCATGTTACCAATGAACCTGACACCTACTTTAAGTTTCTTACGTTCCTTTAACCAACTCCATTTTTCTCTTGCTTGATCTGATGCCCACAAATAATGTTCGGTTAACATTATTTGTGGTTTCATGTTGAGATATAAAGGAACTTCAAATGCAAAACACCATAATGCATCTGGATCTTTGACATCTCTCCAATCAGTAACAGAAGTGTAACCACAACGATTGAATATATCAACAATATCTTTATTGGAATTGGAATATACTGGATTAAATCCTGCTGCTTTTAATTTATTCCAATATGAGATTGCGATAAAAGAATCACCAAATCCACCACCATTCATATGGAAAATCAAAGTTCTGCCTGGATATAACCCACCAGTCCAATACTTCAATGGAATTTCTTCATGGTTAAACCAAAGTTCTAGTTTTTTAACATTAATGAGGAATCCACCAAGACCTTTCAAGAAATGTCCTGCTTCCATATCATAAGTTCCAAGATTGAAATTTACGATATTTCTGTGTCTTTCTCCAAGTTCATGTTCTCTTTCTTTCAGTTCTCTAAGAATTTTTTCTGCTGGTTCTTTTTGACCATTGAGAAAATAGGAGAATACCATTTCCAATAAAGTATCTGGATTGTTTGGATTAACTGCAAGATTCTGTTTTGAATAAAATAACGACTTGACAGGTTCATTAAAATTATTATACAATTTACCCAAATTGGCACGAACATTATATCTCTGTTCATTCGTCTCACACATATCCAATGTTTTTAATGTAAATTTCTCTGCCTTGTCATAATTTCTGACATCATAATAAAGTTTTGATATAGTATTAACAGATTCAATATGTATTGCTGCATTTGCAAAAACATCAACAACTTGTTCTGCTAATTCTTCATATTGACCTTTAATTAGTTGTTTGACTATAAAAACTAAAGGGTCACCTTCACCATAAGTATCATTCTGATCCATAGTTATTCCTTGACTGCTACCAATTTGATAATATTATTCATTGCTACATTATTTGCTTCTCTAAGAAGTCGTTGGACACCAAAATCCTCTTCTGGTGATACTTTCCCTTCTTCTTTTCTTTTGAAGAAGTCCTCTAGCATAGGAACATAGAATTGGTCATATTCAAATTCATAATGGATTACATCAAAATTGATATCATATTTAAGTGCCATTCCAGTACTGGAATTGTGTTTTTCTATATGGTACTTGATGTAATTTTTGGAAAACATGTACATCACATTTACATTGATTGCTCTTTTATGTGTTGGATCGCCATGAAAAGCTGAGTGGGTTTCGTTTGGAGAAATTATATCAAGAATACATCCATGTTCTGATACACGATATAACTCTTTCATTAATGGAATGAATCCATCACCGATATGTTCAAGAATGTGGTGTGCTCTGATTTCTTCTACAGAACTGTCTTCAAAGGGAAGTTTGATATTAACATCATCTAGATTGACAATATAATCTGGTTCAACCAAAGGATCATCATCTACATTAAGAAATCCATCAATTCTTTTAAACCCACTACCTAAATTTATTTTAAGTCCCACTTCGCGTCTCCCATAAAATCTAACCAAAATGTTCTCAATTTTCCTTTACTATTTTCACCTATAGAATAGAAAGGAGTTGTGTGTAATAAACACCTATTTGAATATATATAATTCAATTCTGGACCATTATCCAATACAGATGCAAAGTGAGAAACACCAGTATCACCACCATAAAATACCATAGAAGTTTCTATATGATGAATATTTGTTATGAAATCTGTTGATATTTCAAATCCAGAATAATCAAATAGTCCATCTGGTGGTGGTTCTTTTGAGCAAATAACTTTTCTGTGATGAGGATATTTCGTTCTACATTCATTTAAAATATCATTCATACAATCAATAGACCAATTTCTTTGATTATTATATTCTGCATCATATAGTGGAAATATAACGACTTTATAATCCATGTTTCCAATTGGATTTTTAATGATTACATGGTCACCAATGATGGATCTAAAATCCCATACCGAAACATTGAAGAATGGTAGTTCTAGAAACCCTTCTTCTTTGGAAAAGTAATCTGTGATATCACAAAGATAATCATAGAATTTATGAATATAATCGTCTTGATTTAGAACATATTTTGGAATGTAAAATTGTATATGTTGTTCTTTGGTCTTTCTAAGATATTCAATGATATTACAAATAGCAATCAGGTCTCCACATCTAGTACCTAAAGTACCAAATGTGGATTTTGTGATATTATAAATCATTTCCAGACTTCCATATTTTTCACCATTTGAAGAATATCTGGAGGAATAATCATATCTTGCGGTTTAAATTCTACTTTTTTTCTAGTAGTATGTAAATTTTCAATTTGGACATCTTCATCAAAATCGGTATAAGATGCTTCTACGTCATTAAAATCATGTTCAAAATATGGTTCCTCAATAAAATTATATAGAGTCTTCATAATAAACTCTGGATTCTTGGCTAATTTATCATATTCAATAATCATAATTGAAGATTTATATTCAGAAGTAATCGCCTGTTTAACTGCATTATAAGCAAACCCCAGAGTTCTTCCCGGATTCATCAATGTTTCGCAACGAGTATAAACATTAGTATTTTCTTCTGGAGAAAACATGGAAGAAAAAACGTACGGTTGTTTTCTTAATAACCACTCAAATGAATTTAAAATTTGAGAAATATCACGAACACAAAGAATTAACTTTGATTCGGGATAAAGGTCTTTGATGGTAGGAAGAAGTAATCCCCATCCTCTGTTAGTATTGAAAGCAACTTCTTTGGTAGGATCGTCATAATAATTTTCAAATAAACCATTGATAAGTTTCTTGCGTTTTTCTGGTGGACATTCAAAACGATAACCACCCTGAGAAGATGATTCTTGAATAACTGCTCTAGTAAATCTTGCTAAAGGACCAGAAATAGATGCTTCAAACTTTGGATTCTGTTTGAGAATCGTTGAAAGAAGGGTGGTTCCACTTCTTGGGAGACCAGAGATAAAATTGTACTTTTTCATTGCAAACTCCTAATAATATATTCATTACAATATTATATATGTGATATATTATGCAGGTAAATCTGGTGATGAAATTGATGCTGTATGATAAAGTCCACCAGCAACTTGTTTCCAATTAGTTAATGTTCCTACTTGAATTGGTGAAGAATAATTTAATGTTGTTCCGTTACCTAATAGACCATAATTGTTGTATCCAAATGTCCATAAAGTACCATCAGTTTTTATTGATGTTGTATGATAACCACCACCTGCAACTTGTTTCCAATTAGTTAATGTTCCTACTTGAATTGGTGAAGAATAATTTAATGTTGTTCCGTTACCTAATAGACCATAATTGTTGTATCCAAATGTCCATAAAGTACCATCAGTTTTTATTGATGTTGTATGATAACCACCACCTGCAACTTGTTTCCAATTAGTTAATGTTCCTACTTGAATTGGTGAAGAATAATTTAATGTTGTTCCATTACCTAATTGACCATATTGATTAGATCCACATGTCCATAAAGTACCATCAGTTTTTATTGCTGCTGTATGTACTAATCCACCAGCAACTTGTTTCCAGTTAGTTAATGATCCTACTTGTATTGGTGAAGAATAATATACTATTGTTCCATTACCTAATTGACCAGAACCATTATATCCACATGTCCATAAAGTACCATCTGTTTTAATTGATGTTGTATGATAACCACCACCTGCAACTTGTTTCCAATTAGTTAATGTTCCTACTTGAATTGGTGAAGAATAATATACTATTGTTCCATTACCTAATTGACCATAAAGACTCCATCCCCATGTCCATAGTGTACCATCAGTTTTTATTGATGCTGTATGATAATATACAGCAGAAACTTGTTTCCAATTAGTTAATGATCCTATTTGAATTGGTGAAGAATAATTTGATGTTGTTCCATTACCCAATTGACCATATTGATTAGATCCACATGTCCATAGAGTACCATCAGTTTTAATTGATGCTGTATGTCCAAATCCACCAGCAACTTGTTTCCAATTAGTTAATGAACCAACTTGTATTGGTGAAGAATAGTTTACTGTTGTTCCATTACCTAATCCTCCATTATTATTATATCCACATGTCCACAATCCAGCATTCAAAAATAATTCCTTACGGACAAACATATCTGCCATATCAACAGGAACTGATCCAAAATTTTGATTTAATTGTTTATCTAGAGTTCCGATGTATGGTAATAAAGTAGAACCATTATTTACAGCAGCACCCCAGAAGTAACAACCAACTGCTGCTAGATTACCTCTTAATTGTGGCCATACACGATATGCAAATGATGCATTAGCAGTTATCATTGCTGGTGTCTGTATTGAACATCTATACCACCCATTACCGATACTAACAATCGTTCCACCAGCAGTAGCAGATCCTGCTCCTGTTAATGTGAATGTGACATTAACTTCGGTATCTCCACCATAGTAACAATTTAATGTAAACTGTGTTGTGGTGTTTGCTTTGGCATATATTGAAGATGTTTGTATACCAGAACCTATACCAGTAGATGCTGAAACAGTTTGTGCAAATAAACCACCGACACCTGTGGTGGTGCCTGTTACAGAGTACGCAGTATTCGTACCATCTGGCGCAGTAGTTGCATTAGGAACAATAGTCATAGGATATGATGTAACATCCCAATAAGGAGTAATATATTGTTCACTCCAAATTACAAAATTTTGAGCAGTTCTAGAAAATGTATAACCCGATGGAAACTGTGCCATTATTCTTCCTTAATTTCTTGGTTCAATAGAAATACTTGTACTAATTTATTTTCTTCTAGACTATGCCAAAACCAAGGTCTAATGAAAACAAAATCATTTTTCTTGATATTTATTGAATTTACAGTATTCCATTTTGAAGAATCAAAAGAATTGTTTAATACAAAGTCTTCAACATTATCTACATTAAAGAATGTTTTAATACCTTCTTGTTCATGTATTTTTAATACAGTATCTTCAAGTGCCACAATACATTTCCATAATGCATGTTGATAAAAATTCTCAAATAGAACTGCTGAATTTGGTTTTCTGAATACACCAGTATTTGGTTGTATTTCTACTGGTTCATTTAGAATTCCATTAAACAAACTATGTAATTGTTCTGGGATATATGAGAAGTCTTTTATTTCTTCTCCATAGATATCACTTTCAAATTCCATAGTAGAAATGATATTAGAAAGTGGTTCAATATCACTATAAAAGTTGTCACAAATAATAATGTTTTTCATAATTTTAAATATATCCGTCTGAAATTGCTGCTGTATTATTTTTGCCAGCAGAAATTTGTTTCCAATTAGTTAATGATCCCACTTGTATTGGTGAAGAATATGTTGTTGTTGTTCCATTACCTAATTGTCCATTAAAATTATATCCCCATGTCCATAAAGTTCCATCAGTTTTTACTGCCACAACATGTTGGTATCCACAAGCAACTTGTTTCCAATTAGTTAATGCCCCCACTTGTATTGGGGATGAATAATATATTCCTGTTCCATTACCCAATTGACCACAACCATTATATCCACAAGTCCATAATGTACCATCAGTTTTAATAGCAGATAAATGTCTTCCTCCAACGGAAACCAGTTTCCAATTAGTTAATGATCCCACTTGTATTGGGGATGAATAATATACACCATTTGCCCCATTACCTAATTGACCATATTGATTGTTTCCCCATGCCCATAAAGTACCATCTGTCTTAATTGCTGCTGAAAAATTGTTTAAACTTGAAACTTGTTTCCAATTAGTTAATGTTCCTACTTGTAGTGGTGAAAAATAACCAAATGTTGTTACCGTTCCAAGTCCTAATTGACCTTGATTATTAATTCCCCATGTCCATAAAGTTCCATCAGTTTTTACTGTTACTATATGTTGAGATCCCCAAGAAACTTGTTTCCAATTCGTTAATGCCCCCACTTGTATTGGTGAAGAATACATAACAACAGATGATCCATTACCCATTTCGCCATAGTTATTATCTCCACCAAACATCCACAGAGTTCCATCTGTTTTTAATGATGCTATGTTATTATATCCACAAAAAACTTGTTTCCATGTGGTTAATGATCCTACTTGAATTGGTGAAGAATAATTTATATTATATACTCCAATACCTAGCTGACTCAAAAAATTATAACCCCATGTCCATACAGTTCCATCAGTTTTAATTCCTGCCCCGCTTGAATTCATAGAAACCTGTTTCCAATTGGTTAATGTTCCTATTTGTATAGGAGAAGAATAACCTGTTGTTGTTCCATTACCTAATTGACCATTATTATTTTGTCCCCATGTCCATAATCCAGGACTTGTTCTTGCACCTAAAGTACTTGCAATATTAGGATAAACATCAAGTAAATAAGATTTGGTAGTATACCTTTGACCTAAATCTTGAGTATTACTGGTATTTGGGTCAGTTACTTGAAATCCCGTATATGGATGATACTGATCAAAATTACTAGGCATTTGGTAATCCAGTATTCTCTGTTGGTGGAGTTAATTTATTTAATAATATTGATTTAAAATCATCAATATTATCTATTGTATTTAATTCATTAATTGTTTGTAATTCCCAATCAAACTGTTCTTGAACATGATTATGAATAGTATTTACAATAATCTGCATATCATTACTGGTTAATGTGACAAATTCAGTACCAGTTTTAAAATTGATTGTATTAGACCCCATTGATGATAATAGGTTGGAATATTGTAATCTACTATCTCTATCTGTAGAAACTGAAATAGAACCAACAGAAGTATTTGCAGTTGTTCCTGCAACCTCATTGTTATATCTTATTGAACCAGCAAGTTGTATCAAATCAGATTTAATAAAATGTAATGGTCTATCTTGTTTAGAATAAGTAACTGTTGCATTATTATTTGCATAGGTATAGAAAGGACCAATAGGATCTTCAAAAAGAGGATCAATAGCAGGTATAGATGAATCAGTAATAGGAAATATTTCAAATCCATCTCCGATATTGATATAACCTTGTTCTACTGGTGGAATTTGATATAATGTACTTAATTCACCATCTTCAATTAATTGATCAATTTCAGATTGAATATATCTAGGTTTCCAATCAAATGGACCTAAAAATACTTGTTCTTGATTTTTTACTAATATATAATTCATTTCTATAAACCCTAATAATTATGTTATATCTGCGAAAGGTATTGCTGCTGTAGTATTATAATTACCATTAACATATTTCCAATTAGTTAATAATCCTACTTGAATTGGTGAATAATAGTTTACTGTTGTTCCATTACCTAATTGACCATTACCATTACCTCCCCATGACCATAAAGTACCATCAGTTTTTATTGCTGCTGTATGAATTGTTCCACCAGCAACTTGTTTCCAATTAGTTAATGATCCTACTTGTATTGGTGAAGAATATGTGATATTTGTTCCATTACCTAATTGACCTCCAGCGCAGTCTCCCCATGACCATAAAGTACCATCAGTTTTTATTGCTGCTGTAAACAAACTTCCACAAGCAATTTGTTTCCAATTAGTTAATGTTCCTACTTGTGTAGGACTGCTTCTTGATGTTGGTGTTGCCCCAATACCTAATTGACCATTAGTACCATTCCCCCATGACCATAAAGTACCATCAGTTTTTATTGCTGCTGTATGAATTGCTCCACCAGCAACTTGTTTCCAATTAGTGAATGTTCCTACTTGTACTGGTGAAGAATAATTTCTAGGAAGTGTCTGCGGCGGATTACCTAATTGACCAAAAAGACCATATCCACATGTCCACAAAGTACCATCAGTTTTTATTGATGCCATATGGCGGCCGCCACAAGCAACTTGTTTCCAATTAGTTAATGATCCTACTTGAATTGGTGAAGAATAACTTATTACTGTTCCATTACCTAAATTTCCCCAATTATTATATCCCCATGTCCACAAAGTACCATCAGTTTTTATTGCTGCTGTATGGGTGCCTCCACATGACACTTGTTTCCAATTAGTTAATGATCCCACTTGTATTGGTGAAGAATAATATACTATTGTTCCATTACCTAATGTTCCAGTTATATTATATCCACATGTCCATAGAGTACCATCAGTTTTTATTGCTGCTGTATGTTTATATCCACAAGAAACTTGTTTCCAATTAGTTAATGATCCCACTTGTATTGGTGAAGAATAATATACTATTGTTCCATTACCTAATTGACCATTTGCATTATATCCACATGCAAACAAAGTATTTCCAACAAACTGATCAACTAACCATTGATCAGTAATATACTCATCATCTAAATCTATACTTCCAAATATTGGATCGTCTTTTTGAAAGTTACTTGGATTACCAACTGACATTACTTATTCTCCAATATCTCTATTCTATCAGATAACTCTTGTACTGCACCAATTAAGAATGCTATTAATGAGTTATATTCTACGGATTTAATTCCATCATTTTCTGAAACCAATTCTGGAAGTATCTTTTCAAGTTCATTAGCAATTACACCATATGATTTCTTACCAGATTTCTTCCATGTGTATCCTACAGGATTTACCATATTTATAATGTCAGTACAATTATTTAATGATGTAATATTATCCTTTAATGATATATCTGATAATGAGTTAAATATGGTTGCATTAAGTGTTCCTGTGCTTGGGTTGAAATACAATTCATTTGATGAAACATATGCAGTAGTCCAAGAACCAGAAGTAATACCTGCCATACCAAGGTAATAATTGGTATTGGTTGAATTGTCATTTGTTATTGTAGCACCACCACCTGATGCAGAAACAACCTGCCAAGTGTTATCACCCCTTAAATATGTTGTTGTATTTGCGGTACCAGAACCTAATGTTGCAGTAGGAATCGTTCCTGTTATACCAGAAGCTGCAACAGAACCAGCAGAACCAGTTACACTAATACTCCAAGAACCAGAAGCACCGCCACCTGTTAGTGTTGGTGAGTACGAGTTGTAATTGGTGGTGTATATACCGTTTGTTACAGTACCAGCATTACCATCAATACTCACACCAGTTAATGTTTGAGGTGCTGATGATCTATTTAAAGCAACTGCTGTAGTACCAACATAAATTGATGAATTACCTAATACTGTATTAGGAATAGTACCAGTTAAATTACCAGCAGATGTTGATATTGCAGTATTTGTTATTGATGAAACTCTACCATTTGCAAGTAAAGTAATAACTGGAACAACTGTTGTACTCCCATATGTTCCTGCTGTAGTATTAATACTTGTTACATCAGTATTTGCAGTATTATATGCTGCTTGAGCAAATGTACCTACACCAGTAATATTAGTATTTTGTTGTGCATCTACACCAAAAGTATAAATGGTATTTGCTTCTAGTGTTGATATTCTAGTATTCTGACTTGCATCTACACCAAAAGTATATACTGTATTGTTTGATGCAGTATTTGCCTGAATAAATGCTGATTGGGCAATTGCTCTAGCAGTTAAATCAACAGGTGCAATATATGTTGATGTTGTTTGTGTGGTTCCATCTGGGAATACAATACCACCCACTGTTGTGTATATTGTCGGAACAGAAATATTTGAAACAACTAAAGTGTTATTTGATGTAACGAATGCTATGTGTGAAGCATCATTTGCCAAATAACCACCAGAGTTGGCAAATATCACAGCATTTGGTTGCCATCCAAGTATACTGATAGACAGGTTTGCTTTATTATATCCACCCTGTGCTAAATTGGTTGCTGTTGTAATATTAGTATTTTGAGTATTCTCAATACCCTGGAAGTATGCTACATTAGAACTAATCCAAGTATTCTGTTGAGCATCAACCCCTTGAGTATAAGCAACGTTAGAACTTACCCATGTATTAAGATTACCAATACTGGTATTTTGTCCATTTAATACACCTTGGAAATAACTATTATTAGCACTGATCCAAGTATTCTGTTGAGCATCAACCCCTTGAGTATAAGCAACGTTAGAACTAATCTGTATAGTCAGTCCTGATATGCTAGAGTTCTGAGAAACGTCTACCCCTTGGATATAAAGTAAGTTAGCACTTAATGCGTTCTGCAAATTAGTGATACTTGTATTCTGTGTAACATCTACACCAGCAATATAAGCAACATTAGCACTTAAACCACTCTGCAAGTTGGTGATACTAGTATTCTGTGAGTTCTCTATACCTTGAAAATATGAATTGTTAGCACCAATCCAAGAAATAATGTTATTGATACTTGTATTCTGAGTAGCATCTACACCAGCAATATAAGCAACGTTGGAATTTAACCAAGTATTTAAATTACTAATATTAGTGTTCTGTGTAAAATCTACACCAGCAATATAGGAAATATTTGCAGATAACCAAGATTGTGTATTGGTTATATTAGTGTTTTGACTTAAATCTACACCAGCAATATATGATACGTTAGAATTTAACCAAGTATTTAAATTACTGATATTAGTATTCTGACTTAAATCTACAGCAGCAATGTAAGCAACGTTAGAATTTAACCATGTATTAAGATTACCAATATTGGTATTCTGACTTGCATCTACACCAGCAATATATGATACGTTAGAACTTAACCATGATTGAGTAGTGGTTATATTAGTATTCTGACTTAAATCTACACCAGCAATATAAGCAACATTAGAACTTAACCATGATTGAGTAGTGGTTATATTGGTGTTTTGACTTGCGTTTACACCAGTGTTATATTGGTTATTAGAATTTAACCATGTATTTAAATTACTGATATTGGTATTTTGAGTAGCATCAACACCAGCAATATATGATACATTAGAACTAATCCAAGTATTTAAATTACTGATATTAGTATTTTGAGTTGCATCAACACCAGCAATGTAAGCAACATTACTACTGATCCATGTATTCTGTGTAGCATCAACACCAGCAATGTAAGCAACATTACTACTGATCCATGTATTTTGTTGAGCATCCACCCCACCAACATATGCTAATATAGAACTAGAATTAGAAGCAACTGTTATATTAGTATAATAATTTGCCTGATTTAATGTTGATAAGTCATTTGCTTGTAAGAAGGTGTTAGCAGACTGTAAGTTTGTGTTTTGAGCATTATTAATACTCTGTATATAAGCAATATTAGAATTTAACCAACTATTGAGGTTACTTATATTAGTGTTTTGAGTATTGAATACAGATGTTGTGAAATTGATTATATCAGTTCCATTAACTACAACATTAGAAGCTATGACATTTCCTTTGAAATATGCAGAATATACATTTGAATATGTAAAAGATGGATCAGCAATATTGATGAGTGTGTTTGACTGAACTTTAGGTGTATAGTTTTTGAAGAAGATGTATTCTTTTAATATTGGATCACGGAAAAGTCCTGTGTATGCATTACCACTAACGTTATATGTACCAACAAATCCAATATCAACAGAATCTGATAGTGTATTATTGTTTGCAAGTAATAATAATGAATCACCTACTTGAATAGATGACGAATATGTTGTGGTGGTTGTTCCTAATACTGATAGGTTTCCTTTAATCAAAGCATCATTGGATATAGTGACGCTGCCAAAAACTGTTCCACCAGAATTGACAAAAGTATTTCCAACGTTGGCAGTATTGAATACGGATGAAATATAGGTATTCTGTGAATTTTCTATGGATTGTAAATATGCTACATTAGAAGTTAACCACGATTGAGTATTAGTTATACTGTTGTTTTGACTATCATCTACCCCTTTGATGTAGAGTAAATTGGCGCTTAAACCACTTTGTAAATTTGATATACTTGTATTCTGACTAGCATTTACACCAGTATTATATTGGTTATTGGAATTTAACCAAGTATTTAAATTACTGATATTAGTATTCTGACTTAAATCTACACCAGCAATATAAGCAACATTAGAACTTAACCATGTATTTAAATTACTGATATTGGTATTCTGTGTAGCATCCACACCAGCAATGTAAGCAACATTAGAACTTAAATTACTTTGTAAGTTAGTAATATTAGTATTCTGACTTAAATCCACACCAGCAATATAAGAAACGTTAGAACTTAAATTACTTTGTAAGTTAGTAATATTAGTATTCTGACTTAAATCCACACCAGCAATATAAGAAACGTTAGAATTTAACCAAGTATTTAAATTACTGATATTGGTATTCTGACTTAAATCAACACCAGCAATATATGATACATTGGAACTTAACCATGTATTTAAATTACTAATATTTGTATTCTGACTATCATTTATATTTTGTGTATAAACAACATTAGCATTTAACCAAGTTGTTAAATTTGTTATATTAGTATTCTGAGTAGCATCAACACCAACAAAATATGCAACATTAGAACTAATCCATGTGTTTTGTTGAGCATCTACACCACCAACATATGTTAATATAGAATTGTTTAATCCAGATATTGATGTGTCTGTGTATGATTTAGCAGATGATAGTGTTAATAAATCATTTGCTTGTAAGAAAGTATTTGCTGTTTGTAGATTAGTGTTTTGACTGTTATCAACACCAACAAAATATGCAACATTAGAACTAATCCATGTGTTTTGTTGAGCATCTACACCAGCAATATAAACAACATTAGCACTTAAACCACTTTGTAAGTTACTAATACTAGTGTTCTGACTTAAATCAACACCCGTAAAATATGCAACATTAGAACTAATCCATGAGTTTTGAGTAGCATCTACAGCAGCAATAAATGATACATTAGAATTTAACCAATTACCTAAGTTAGATATATTAGTATTCTGTGTGTAATCAACACCAGCAACATATGATACATTAGAATTTAACCAAGTATTTAAATTGCTGATGCTAGTATTCTGGGAAACATTAACACCATCATTATACGATACATTAGAATTTAAGGCATTTTGTAGATTACTGATATTGGTATTCTGAGTAGCATCTACACCAGCAATATAAGCAACATTAGAATTTAACCATGCATTCAAGTTGTTTATGTTAGTATTCTGACTTAAATCTACACCAGCAATGTAAGCAACGTTAGAATTTAACCATGTATTAAGATTACTAATATTAGTATTTTGAGTGGAATCTACACCAGCAATATATGATACGTTGGAACTTAAATTACTTTGTAAGTTAGTAATATTAGTATTCTGACTAGCATTTACACCAGTGTTATATTGGTTATTAGAATTTAACCAAGTATTTAAATTGCTGATATTAGTATTTTGGGTAGCATCTACGCCAGCAATGTAAGCAACGTTGGAACTCAACCAAGCTTGTGTATTAGATATGTTGGTGTTCTGTGCAATATCTACCCCAGAAACATATGAAACATTAGAAGATACAACAGAATTTGTGTATTGAATTGCTCTGGAAAGTGTCAGACTATCATTTGCCTGTAAGAAGGTGTTAGCAGAATCAATCTTACCTAGATATGTGTTGGAATTATCATATGCGTTCTGTGCTAATATGATAGCATCATTTGCTCTATTAAATGCCTGTGATACATCTGCGGTTAATGATGTGTTTAGAGCATTGAAAAGTGCGTCCAACCCAAAAGTTACAGATGAATAAGGGTAACTCTCATCGGATGCTAACAATAGAGTGGTATTAGATGCTGGATCTAATGATGTTAGTCTATGTAATTGTGAAAGTTTTATACCTGCCATTTTGATCCTTTATGTTTCTGTTATTTTTGTAACAATAACGAAATTGTCTGACGTATTTGCCAAATTTGGATAGTCGTATATATCTACTGGTATCTGTATTGGTAGATTATTTGCTTCATCTATTATTGTATTTGCATATTCAGATAGTATATCAATTGTTACAGATGGAGTTTCACTTATGGTGATTGCACTGTAGTATGTAAATTTGTATGATGCTTTTGATTTAACACCAATTACAGGTAAGTTAGATACAAAATTTCCTTGTATATTGTTTAAATACAAGTTGTTATTTGTATCATCAAAAGACACCACTTGTGCAGTTGCAGTTGCAGTTGTAAGTGAATACCCCTGATAAACCATTTCACCTATTGTGTAAGTACCCATTCCAGAATTTGGGTCTAAAGTAAAATAGATAACAGAGTCTGGTGTTATTTCGTTATAGATGTGTGTTATTGAATTTAATATCAAACCTTTATTAGCATTAGATATATTACCAAACACAAACCCTTTAACAGTAAAGTTCAATGTCCACACAATCATTCTTGGGTCAGATTCTCTATCACCCTCATACAGAACTTCACGATCAGTTGAATTTAATACAATGGGAATTTCTTTTGTAACGCCCATTTCTGGTATTAGATTAACTTTTATTGTATAATCAGGAGTAAAAAACGGTAACACATATTCTACTATTTGATGTACATCTTCAAAGTTTCTGGTGTAAATCAATAATGAAAAATCAAAATTATATGGAACTGGATTATATTGTGAGAATAAAGAACCAGATTGTGCAAAATTTTTAATATTAGTGTTCTGTTTTCTAGAAGAATCATATGTCATCCCTATCATTTCATATGACATTCTAGGAAGAGTCATTTGTACTTTTTTATCTAAATCTGGGTCAGAAGATAATCTCTGAACATACAATTCTTTTGGTGCATATGTTATTGGCACTAAGAATCTTTCCTGTTCTGTACCATCAGTGTTGTACCTAACAAGAGAGATATTATTAAATAGATTGCCAAAGGCAACTATTAATTTTCTTATTATTTTATTGTTATTTGTAATGGCCATTTATAACAAAGCAGATTGAAATATTATGATTAACATTCTTATTTATTCATCTGCTATATCATATTCTCCAATTTCTCTATTCTCTCTGTTAATTCTTTATTGGATTGTATCAAGTATGCAATTAAACCAGAATAGTTAACACTCTTGATACCATCATTATTTGATATTAAATGTGGTAATATCTTTTCTAATTGTTGTGCGATTACACCAGATGATTTTTCACCATTGTCTACCCAATCAAACTCAACCCCTTCTATTTGATTGATAGTGTCTGTTGCGTTTTCAATTATCTTGATGTTTGTCTTTTGTGACGCATCAGACAATGAGTTAAATACTGTTGAAGATAATGTACCTGTACTTGGATTGAAGTACAATTTTGATGATGAAGTATTTGCAACAGACATAGTACCAGATGTAGCATTTGTCAGTGTTACATATCTTGTAGCATTGGTTGTTGTATCATCGGTGATTGTTGCACCACCACCTGATGCAGAAATAACCTGCCAAGTACTATCACCTCTTAGGTATGTTGTTGAATTTGCAGTACCAGAACCTAATTGTGCAGTAGATACAGTACCAGAAGATAGATTGGATGCATTTAAAGTAGTTAAGTTGGCACCAGATACAGCACCAAAAGAACCAGACCATGTTCCTGATGTTATTGTTCCTACTGAAGTCAAACTAGAAGAAGTGACATTAGAACTTAATGTAGAACCAGTTAACTGTCCTGCTGGTGCTCCACCGTCTATTGAAATGATACCAGTTAATGCTTGAGATGCACTAGCACGATTCAATGCAATTGTTGTAGTACCAATGTATAATGAGTTAGCACCAAGAACTGTACTTGGTATTGCACCAGTTAGATTATTAGCAGATGTGGATATTGATGTATTTGTTATTGATGATACTCTACCATTTGCTAATAGATTTATTACTGGAACAACTGTTGTACTCCCATATGTTCCTGGCGTAGTATTAATACTTGTTACATCAGTATTTGCAGTATTATATGCTGCTTGAGCAAATGTACCTACACCAGTAATATTAGTATTTTGTTGTGCATCAACACCGAATGTATATACTGTATTTGATTCTACTGTAGATAATCTATTGTTTTGAGCAATATCTACTCCAAGAATATATGCAATATTAGCATTAGCAGTATTCAAATTATTTTGAATGTATATTGTATTTGCAGAAGCACTATTTGCTTGTCCAAACGATGATTGAGAATAAATGCTATTTGCAGAAATCCAAGTATTTTGTTGATTTGTGACACCTTGGAAATAACTATTATTAGCACTAATCCAAGTGTTCTGTTGTGCATCTACACCAAGAATATATGCTACATTAGCACTAATCCAAGTGTTCTGGGTAGCATCAACACCTTGAGTATAGATTGTATTAGAGCTGGCACTAGAAGCAATACTAAATGATGTTTGTGCTAATGTGTTAGCATTACCAATAGCAGTATTTTGAGTAATATCTACTCCAAGAATATATGCAATATTAGCATTAGCAGTATTCAGATTGTTCTGAATGTAAATGGTGTTTGCTTCTACTACACCTAATCTTGTGTTCTGTGTTACATCTACACCAGAAATATATGCTACATTAGAACTAATCCAAGTATTTTGTGTGTTATTAACACCAGTTAAGTATGATATATTACCTTGTATTGATGTATTAGAAGCATCTGAGTATGATTTAGCACTAGCAAGTCCAGATATTATATTTGCTTGTAAAAATGTATTTGATGTAGATATACTAGTATTAGTTGCATTCAATGCTCCTTGGAAATAAGCATTATTACTAGAAATCCAAGTATTTTGTGTAGCATCTACACTCAGAATATATGCTATATTAGCATTAGCAGTATTA